TTCAAAACAAATGGTGTTTTCAAAAAATGTTGCTAAATTAATAATTTATGCTGAAATAATTGGTGTTGGTTTAACTTTTGGTGAGGCTTATAGAACAGAGTATCAAGAAAAGGAATATGTTAGAACAGGTAAAAGTCATACAATGAAGAGTAATCATTTAAGAAGATTAGCAGTTGATTTTAATTTTTTTATAAATGATAAAATTTTATATGAACATCCATTAATTACAAAATTAGGTAAATATTGGGAAAGTTTAAATGAATTAAATAGATGGGGTGGCTTTTGGACAAGTTTCAAAGATAGAGCACATTTTGAAATGAATGTGTAAAAAAAAAAAAAGGATAAAAAAAATGAATACAGTTAAACATAATAAAGATATATTAGATATTTCAGAACAAGAATTACCATTTTTAGATAATAAACTTGAAAGTAATTTTTGGATTAATGAAAAAGATGAAATTATAATGTATAGAAGTGATAAACAATTTATAAATATAATTGTTGAAGCTTATAAAAATGATATTAAATATTTAATTACAATTATTTTATATTCAAAAAAGAATAATTTTAATCTTCTTAGACCACAAAAATCAGTAGAAAAAGAATTATTATTATTGAATTTTAAAAATATTAAAATACTTTCAATCAATAAAACTGATGATCATAAATGTCAAAGAAAATTAATTGATTGTTTTATAATGAAAGATTGTAATTATACTATTAAAAAAACAACTAATATATATATAAAAGAAAATAATAAATATATAGATTTTAAATTTGAAAAACAAGCTGGTAAATTTATAGATTATTTTATTATAGTTAATAAGGAGTTATAAAATGTTAGGAATATTATTAAATTTAATAGATGAAATGAATGAGGTTGAATTTTTAAGTGGAGTTGTAGATATTATTTATAATAATTATGATAAATTAAGTAAAAAATATAAAAAGGAATATAAAGAAATATATAATATAATAAAATATTTAGAAGAGCATAATTATAAAAATTATAATCATTTTAAATTATTTTATATGTTTTGTGATTTAAGTGATAATAATAAAGAATTTACAATTAGAATAATGGTTTTATTTTGTGTTAAATATAATTTAAATTTTGATTTATATAAAGATACAATAGAAAATAAATAAAGGGGAATAAATGGTATCAACTTTTTAATTTTTCTGATACTAAACAATTAATAAATAAGGGGTAATTAAAATGATAGATAATAAAAGAAAAACACATAGTGGTTTAGAAGATAGAATAATTGAACATATTAATGAAAATAATGAAAAACTAAAAGAACAAGGTATAGAAGTTGATTATGAATGTGAAAAAATAAAATATACACAAGTTTTAAATAGAAAATATACACCTGATTTTACACTATATTTAAAAAATGGTGAAGAAATACATTTTGAAACAAAGGGTTATTGGAGAACAAGTGATAGAATGAAACATAAGGCTATTAAGTTATGTAATAAAGATATAAATATAGTTTTTGTTTTTCAAAATCCTAAAAATAAAATATCTAAAAAAAGTAAAACAACTTATGCTGATTATTGTGATAAATTAGGTTATAAATGGGTGTCTGAAAAGGATTTTAATATATTAGATTATATATCTTAAAAGTTTAATTTAAAAGGAGTTTAAATGAATAAAAATAATAACTTAAGAAAAGATACAATTAGTTTAATTGAAAGACAAATAGAACAAGAAGATCAATGTTTAGAAGATAATATAAATAAAAATAGACAAGATTATGAAAAAAATTATAAAAGAAATGGTTTAAATAATACAGTTGCTGTAAATAAATTAACAGTTAAATTAATTAAAGATTATACAAAAATATTAGATGATATTAAAAATTCAACTAATAAAAAGAAATCAAGTATAACAGATAATAAATTAATTAAAGAAACTAAAAGTGAAGTAATTATTTATTTTTTAATTAATAATATATTTAAACATATTGTTAATAATAATAATAGGGTTACAAAAATTATAGAAAATACACATAAAGATATAGTAAATAATGCTAATTATAAACATTATAAAAAAACTGATAAGGTATATTATGATTTAATTCAAAGTCATAAAAAAACAAGTAATGCTGCTTATAGATATGCAACAGTAGATAGATTAATGAGAAGAAATAAAAATTATAGTAGAAAATATGAATATGGTGTATATGAAGATTATAAAGTTATATTAAAATTATGTATGTATTTTTTAAAAACAAATAATGTATTTAAAATAATATATGAAAAAAATATATTAAAAAAAAATAGAATTATACCAAAAATTATTTTAAATTTAAGTATAAAAAAATCTATTTATGAATTAAATGAAAGTGTATTAATTAATGCTGATGCTTATCCTTTACCTATGCTTTCAAAACCTTTAAAATGGGAATATAAAAAAGAAACAGATGAATATATAAGAGGTGGTTTTTATAGTAATTATTATAGTTATAATATATTAAAAAAAGTAAAAAATGAAAAAATACTTGAAAGTAATTATAAAAATCAAACTGTTTTAAATGGTTTAAATATATTACAAAATGTAGAATATAAAATAAATAATTATATATTTAATGTTTTTAATGAAATGTGGAAAAATGGAAATGGTGGTGAATGTGGATTAACAAGAAAAAATGGTGAAGAAATACCTGCTATACCTTGGGGTATTATGACTAAAAAAGAATTTAAAGAATTTAAAGAAAAAAGTGAAGAAAATAAAAAAATGGTAAATGAATATAGAAGTAGAGTAGCAAAAATACATGAATATAATAATAGATTAGAACAAAAAACAATTTCATTTTCTATTTTACATAATATATCAAATAAATTTAAAGATGAAAAAGGTATATTCTTTTGTTATAATTTAGATTTTAGAGGTAGATTATATACATTACAATCATTTCTTTCACCTCAAGGTATAGAAATAAGTAAAGCATTACTTGATTTTAAAAAAGGTGAAAAAATTGAAGATGGATTAGATAATTTAAAAATACATACTGCTAATATGTTTGGAAAAGATAAATTAGAATTAGAAGAAAGAATAGAATGGTTTAATGAAAATGAAAAAAATATATTAAATTGTGTAGAAAATTGGGAAAATAATACTTTTTGGAAAGAAGCAGATGAACCTTTTTCATTTTTAAGAGGTTGTAAAGAATATTATGATTATAAAAAAAGTGGATTAGGTAAAGATTTTATAACAACTTTAATTTGTCATATTGATGGAAAATGTAATGGAACACAACATATGGCTGCTATGTTATTAGATAAAAAAGCAAGTAAAAGTGTATGTATAATTGGTGATAAAAATAATGATTTATATACAGAAGTTCTAAAAGTTGTAAAAAGTGATATTAAAGAAAAAATAGATAAAAATGATTTTATTGATGATAAAGAAAAACAAGTATATTTTGAATTATATGAAAAAATAGAGAGAAAATTTGTAAAAAGAAATGTAATGACAACAGCATATAGTGTAACAAGAATTGGTATGAAACAACAAATACTTGAAGAATTAAAGAAAATTGATGATGAATTAGGTGTTGATAATCACTATTTTAAAAGTGGTAATTGGTTTATAGCTGAAACATTAAGTAATCTAAATTATAATGCTATAAGAAAAGTATTAAAGAGTACTATTGAAGTTCAACAATATTTAAAAAATAGTGTAAGTATATTAATTAAATATTGTAAAAATAATTCTATACAATTAAATGGAATAACCTGGAAAACAAAAAATGGTTTTGAAGTATTTCAAGAATGTAAAAAAAGTGAAAGTAAAATAATAGATACTTATTTAAATAAAATAAGAATATTTAATAGAATAAATTATAATACACAAGAAAATAATTTAAGTAGACATAAAAGTTCAATTGCTGCTAATTTTGTTCATAGTTATGATGCTTGTCATTTAATTAATACTGTTAATAAATGTGAAGAATTTGGAATTACTAATTTAGCAACTATACATGATAGTTATGGTACTACTTGTAATAATATAGAAGAAATGAAAGTTATATTAAAAAATGAATTTGTAAAAATATATAATGATAATGTATTAGATAAATTTAGAAATGATTTATTAAATAATGTACCTATCCAGTATAGAAATAAATTAGATAAATTATTACCACATATAAATAGATATAATGATTATAATATTAATGATATTTTAAATAGTAAGTATTTTTTTAGTTAAAAATACATTTATTTACTTTTCATTTACTAAACTGTAAAATAATTTT